CTAATGGAGATGTTACAAGAACTTCAATTACACCTAGTATTGTAATTAAACCTTTACGTCATCTTATTCGAAGAGGTGTTGAAGGTATGGGTTCTTCTTGGTGGAGGGCTAACTAATGTCTTTATCAGCAAAAGTAACAGCTGCTGTTAATAAAGCTTTTGATAGAGCAGGAGATCTTGTTAAGACTGCTACACTATCAACTAAAGCAGTTACAAGCTATGATTTTGCTACTGATGATACCGTTAGTACTACTACTTCTGCTACAGTATCAGTTATAATTGAGTCTTCAGAAAGACCTGCAGGAGATGGCTTTAATTATAAAGCTATTTTAAAATCAGGCGTTGATTTATCAGTTTATGATACAATCACAGTAGGTTCAGTAGTTTACAATATAACAGATCACACTGATAACGACTTCACTATTGAAGCCACTTTGACAAAGGAACCTTAAATGTTTCACAATATCTTAGCGGATGTTAATAGTGTTTTTGCCTCATCAGCTTGGACAAGTAATAACATAGCAATGTACCCTGAAAACTATCAGGGTTCAATTTCAAACAGTAATGAATTTTGTCGATTTAATATTCTTCCTAGTGCTTCTGATCATTTAGCTTATGGCGGTGATAAAAGTCTTTCGGGTTTATTAATTGTTAGAATATTTGTTAAAGCAGGTGAGGGGCAAACCCGAATTATGCAATTATCAGATATACTTGACAATTCATTTGAAAATAAAATTTTAACTAATAAGACAGAGTTTGGAAAATCTTATTTAAATGTAGAAGGGCTAGACCCAGCTAATCAGTCGCTTTATAGCGCACAATATATAATACCATTTAAAATATACGGAGAATAACAAATGGCTCATATTTCATCTTTGAGTTCAGGTATTTTTTCATACCTAGACTTTCATGCGGCAACACCTGCTGCATCTGTAGACACAGCAGCAGAGTATGCAAGTTTGTTTGTAACAGCAAACGCTTCTGCTATTTCACGAATTCCATCAGTACGTGAGTTTCCATCAATTGGTACTCCTGCTAACATCGTAAACGTGCCTGTTTATGGACAAAACACTTCATCACAGGTGCAAGGGCAATCTGATGCTCCAACACTTGAAGTTACTGTAAACTACGTGCCAGAAGACATGGACGCTTTCCACGCTCTTATTGGTACACAAGGTGCATTCCGCTTTATGATGTGTTCACAGGCAACTACACTTGCAGCTAGCTTAGACACTGCAACTACAGCGTTAACTTATGGTAACACAGAATTTTACTTTACAGGTAAAATGGAAGCTATCCTTGTAAATCCTGCGTTGACAGACTCTACAACCGCTACGGTTACTATGTCAACTCAGTCTGATTTCTTTGGACCAGTAACACTACCATAAAACTAATTTGGAAGCCTCTTAACGGGGGCTTCCTTAACTTATTAGAAAGATATAGTATGACAGACAAACCGTTTAGTAAAACGTTTGTAATGCGAACTACGTTTAGGCATATGCGCCGAAGTGTAGATATTAGTATTCGTAAGAGCTTTGAGCGCTTTCAAGATTTTGATAGTGACTCTGATATCGGAAAAGAAATTATGGAAACACTATCAGTATTACATACGTGCAGAAAAATGCTTGATGATTTTCAAGCAAACAACCCGAATTTATTTACAGAAAAAGATAAGATTAGTTAGGAAAAATATGAAACATTTAGTTGGAAAAGTAATTACTAAAAAATTCCCTTTTATGGGAGACGAAGTTGAAGTTCGTCAATTGTCAGTAGGTGAAGTTCTTAAAGTCCAAAACATGATTAAAAAGACTTCTAAGAGCAAAGCTGAAGACTCTCAAACAGAACTCCTTCGCGGTGTAATTAAAATTGCTGTAGTAGGTGCAGAAGACTTAAGTAACGAAGAGTTTAGTACTTTTCCTATTGCTGCATTAAACGAATTATCAGAAAATATTCTTGAATTCTCTGGGTTATCTGGTGGAACTTCTGAGGGAAACTAACTCAAGAGGATGAAACTCTCTTTGAAATTGCATATCATTTAAAAATGCCTGTGTATATTTTAAAAGAAGAAATGCCTTATAATGAACTCCTTAGATGGATAGAATTTTTTCATAAAAGACCAATCGGTTGGCAAGAAGACCAACGTACATATTTACTTTTAAAAGCACAAGGTGTTAAAGAATCCGGAGAAAACTTATTTCCTTCTTTAAAAGCTATAAAAGAAAATACAAATAAAAAGCTATTACGAGAACCTGATAGAGCAGTACCTAAAGGCGAATTTCTTAAGAAAATGTTAGCTGCTAGAGATGGTGATAATTTAGACTGGAGACAAAAATAATGTCTATCAAAGTAAATATTGATGTAGTTGATTTTGAAAAAGAAATGAGACGTATAGAAGAAGAAGTAGCTAAACTAGCTAGTAATGAAATCAAAGAGCAAATAGATTATGCTACTAATCAGCTTAGAATAGTTACTCCTGTAGATACAGGAGAAGCTAGAGAAGGCTGGCGAAATACGAAACAAAAAGATATAAATGGTTATATCGACGGAATTATAATAAATGAGGTTGAACACATTGTTCCCCTCAATAATGGACATAGTAAACAGGCACCTAAATACTTTATTGAACAAGTACTTGTACGTGTTGGTATACTAACCCCTAATTAATATTTGCCCTCTGATGGCCTCTCTATTATTGAGATAACCATTAGGGGGCAATTTTATTAAGGAGCTACATATGAGTGGAGTAGAAATTAGAGTACGTAGTAATAGTACTCAAGCAAGAAGAGATTTAGGTAAATTAGAAAAGTCCGTTGGTAATATTGAAACATCTACCAAAAGGCTTCAAAACGCCTTTAATAAAATAGCAATTGGTGCTACAGCATTTATTAGCCTTAGTGCTTTTACAAAAGGAATTACAAGAGCATCTGATTCTATTACTAATATGGAGAATAAAATTGCTCTTGTTACTGGCAGAGGTAGAGAATTAAATTCTACTATGCAATCTTTAGCACGAGTATCATCTCAAACACGAGTTTCATTTAGTACTACTGCAGAAACTTTTAATAGATTTGGATTGGCATTAAGAGGTAGTGGCACTAGCGCAAAGGAACTTTTAGAAGTTACCAGAACAATTAACCAAGCTGTTACTATATCAGGGGCGTCATCTGAGTCTGCTCGAGCAGCTATTATTCAATTTGGCCAAGGTTTAGCTTCAGGGCAGTTAAGGGGCCAAGAACTTAATTCTGTTTTAGAACAAACACCTCGAATTGCTAGAGCTATTTCTGATGGTATTGGTATTCCCTTTGGACAACTTAGAGATGCAGCTGCCGAAGGCAAATTAACTACTGAAGCCGTATTAAAAGCTATTCAAAAAGCGGCTCCAGAAATTGCAACAGAATTTTTATTAATTAAAAAGACAGTAGACTCAGTTAGTAATGCATTTAGATTTGAATTACAACGTTCTTTAAGTGTTTTAGCAACAGAAACTGGATGGTCAGAAATGATCATTAATAAACTAGAAAAAATTACTAGAG